TGCCGGTCTGCGCGTTGCCGCCCGCGGAGGTCAGAGTCACCCAGGTCTCGCCGTCAAACTCGTAACCGAGGTAAGTGATCGCTGCGGCCCCGGCGTCCAGGTCTGCTTTATCAGCGGCTGTCTGCACATCCGTAGCCGCCAGAAACGCATCCACCACCGCCGAAACACCCGCGCCGGTTGCACTCAAGCCGACCGCAATGGTAGCCGTTGCCCCGGCCATGTCATCCCAGGCAAGTTGCCCGGTCCCCGCGTATTTATAACCCTTGGGGGGTTTGAACATATTGACGGTGGACCCGGAGGGCAGAGCCACGGCCTCATAGGTCTCTAGAATGCTTTCTTTCGGTATTCCGGCAAATCCGGGAAAACCTCCGCGGCCAGCATTCAGACGTGCCGCATTATCGGTGTAATAGATACTCATATCCTTCCTCCTTATTTCAATTCCGAGCTGCGGCCGGATTTAGGCTTCATAGGTCTGGATTTCAACCACGCCTTTTTCAATGAGCCGGGAAGCGCCAATATCCGCGCTGGCCCAAAGCTGCATGGAGAAATTGAATTGTGACTCTTCCGTGATCCGTGATTCCGTATCGGATAGAATCCCCAGACCGAGGCCGCTTTTTATCCAGGCTACATGACTGCGGATATTGGCGGTAGCAGCAGCCAGTTGGTGGGCCAGATAGATATTGAAGCCAAACAGCTTCTGCATCTTGCCGTCCCGCACTGCATTTAGGACCAGTAGATCAGCTTCCGTGCCCAGCAACATGACCTCAGACCGCAAGTCCTTCAGCCCCTTGGCACTGATGGCGAGGTATTTCTCCACATCGCCGGGCACCTTGTTGAGTTCAAAGATGTACAGGGCCTCATTGAGTTTTTCCAAGGTCATGCCCACGGTGCTGGTTTCGAGGATTTTTTGAGTAGCAGGGAGAGCAACGTTGCTTTCGGTTTCGTCATCAGTGGTTACTGCGACCCGGTTTGCCAGGGCGGCAGTTAAAAGCAACTTGTCAAACTTGCGGTTAAAGCCGGCCTTGATAGCCTGCATATATTCGTTGGTGGGATCGCTGCCCATCCGCAGCAGATCATTGCGATCCAATAACGTAGAGGCGTCTCTGGGTTTGGAATCAATCCGCGTCCGGGTATGCTCCACGTTTTGATGTACCGTGGGCGCATTACTGCCGACCCGGTCAACCGGATCGATCTCGCCCAGATAGTCAATGTAGTGTTTTTGACCCTTGAGATTTTTGACCGTGACCTTGTCGCGGATTTCCGAATAGAGCTGTTGCAAAACCAGCTCTATATTGCTCTCATAGGTCTTGATAAAACTGGTGGGGATGGTGTAATCGGGCATTTGGATAACCTCCGAAAATTTTTAATTTTCAGGGTTGTCCGCCAAAGGCGGGCCCAGGTTGCTTGTTACTCAGTCAACCGGGCCTCTTACGAGGTTATCCGTGGATTAATCTTTATGGCAGGGGCCTTACAGGTTATCCCCTATTTTTTATCCCACTTCATTTTCATCAACTGGTCCCGCTCGGCCACGGTGGCCTTGTGGTCCGGGTGTTTCTCATCTAGTAAGGCAGGATTACGGGCCAGATCAGCGAGTTTGCTATCAATATCGCCGCTCTGGGCACCTGCCCCCTTGACAAAAGAACTTTCGCTCATCGACTGGCCAATCTTGACCAGAAAACGCGCCAGGTTGGGGTTGTTCCAAAGGGGATCACCAGCCTCTAGGGAGGAACGCACCTTATCATCGCCACATTCCCGGATCACCCGATTCGCCAGGTCCAGGTTGACTTGATAAGACTCGCCCCATTCCTTCTTGAGTTCGGCCTCAGAATCTTTTTTGAAGGTCTCAATAGCCACTAATCCCTGTTTAAGTTCCGCCGTGGATTTCTCCAGGTATTTGCTATAAATTAGTCCGGCCTGTTTCTGATTTAGGCCCGCATCATGCGCCCAACTCCGAAAATCCGTGGCCAGGTCCTCCCGGTAATATTCTTTCGGGATGTCAGAGGGTTTGGCCAGTTCGTAGGATTCCGGGGTCTCGGGGCGGCCCAGGTCGCCATAGAAGGCATCCCAATCCTCTTTGGGCGCATCATCCGCAGGCAAGGCGCGTTTGCGCCCCACCAGTCCCTGGAGATTGACATAACTCCGGTAAACATCTTCCTGGTTCTCAAATTTGACGAGAGAAGGGTCGTCCCGTAAATCTTCCGGCAATCCTTCCCGCCAGGTCGGGCGGGTACCTTGATCACCTGCATCGGGGCCGGCGTCAGTTGTCCCGGTATTAACATCAGTATCGGGGCTGATCACGGTTTCATCGGGCATAAAAGTTCCTTTTGCGGTAAATTAATCCGGCCTATCATGGCCAGGATATGCAGGCCCACGGCCCTACGCCCTTCATTGCGGGCCATTTCCAGCGAATCATTGCTGAAATTCCCGGAAAACACCCCGCAGATCTGCAATAGATGCTCAAGCGTTTTCTCCCCACTCGGCCCGCCAAAGCACTTGCGATAATCAAGCTGGAGGTCGGTTGGGCGTTGTTCTTTAGGCATTCCCCGCCCCCTGCTGTAACGCCTGGTTTATCCCCTCCATCGGCGAACCCGGCTCCGGTCCTTTAGCCAGGGCAGGCAGAGTTTTGCTGCCCGCTATCACAGATTGTATCATTTGCTCTTGCTGCATCTGCTTCTGTTTGGCCTCCCTGATCTGGGCCACGTCGTCTGCGCTTCGGATAAGTTTCTGGGGCATACCGGCGTTTTCCGCCACATGCCTAATAGACTCATCCCAGTCGATGACATCCAACACTCCAGGATTAATCGCAGCCATCTGCCCCACAAAACCGGCAGTCTGCATAATCCCCTGACTCTCACTTACCTTCTGCGCCTTGGCCAGAGGGGAAATATAGTCGATTTTTAACTCCCCACCAGCCCGGATCAGCACTTCGGGAGGCTGAGGAATCTCTCCGGCCTGCCAAAGCAGATTAAATACTCGGTCAAAGATCGGATTGTACCTCTCACTTTGCAGACGCCCCAGGAAAGGCCCCAACATCTGCATCTTTTCCTGAGCCACCTGGATAAACTCGGTGGCCGTAACCTCCTTATCCTGGGCCAGAATCATTAGATCATTGAAAAATATCCGGCCAATGCTCTGGCGCGTGGCCTCCATATCGCCCTCTTCATAGTTCAAATCTTGGGCTACGGGGAAAACGCCGATTTTATCTTGCAGGTTGCCGTCACTGTTAATGAAGTTGATCCCCGAAGGTGTCAGCCGGATAGGTTGCCCCATGAATCCATCATTAGGGAGCAACAACGGCGGACTGAGCTTTTTTTGCCCAGCTTTTAAAATATCCCGCCGTTTCTGTTGCAACTCCTTCACATGTGGCAGAGCCACCATCCCCGGCCCACGTCCATAGAGTTCCCCCGACGCCACAAAGTACCGGCTGACCACATACGGAAACTCTTTATAGCCGCCTTCACCCAGTAGGTGATTGCCGTCAAATTCAAAATAGATCGACTTCCACGGCATATTCTGCCGATCTTTTTTCCCCGGCTCTCGATCCTGCCTGGGTTCCACCGCATGGACGATCATTATCGGCTGATCGTATTTATTCGCCTCCAGGTATTGTGTTACCCTGGGACTGACATTGTCGCCGAACTTTTCCGCCACCGCCTTGACGCTCATTTCAAACCGGCGGTACAGCGTGTCTATCTGTCCGTATTGATTACAGGCGATGAAACACTCTCCCACATTCAGACAGTCAAAATAGACCCGCCAGCGGGGGTGCTCACCGATATAAATGATGCTCTGTCCGAAACTGCCGGAATCAATATAAGCCTCATGATCCGCGGTGTAAAAATTACTCTTATTAAAAACAAAATTATAAAGTCGTTCCAGCTGTTCCAACCAAATTTTGACTTCCTTGTTATCCTCCAATTCCTCAAATTCAGTTCTAATTTTAAACCAGGGGATAGAGGCGTTGGCCATGCGGGAGGCCATGCCCGCCGCAAAGAGAAGCAGCGCGTGCGTGGCTGTGGAATCATAAATTTGGCCCATCTTCTTCGCGCCCTTGGGGGCCGACTCGGGGGACACAATGTCCTGCCGAAAAGGCAAGATATAATCAACGATCTCCTGGCAATGAGCTGACCAGGTGTCCCGTTGGCTTTCCATTTCAGCCAACCGGCGTTTATAAGAATTAATGTCCAGGCTCATTTTTTAGCCTTTTTGTCCTGTTTGCTCAGGCCCGCGTGGCTCATGGCGATGGCAATGGCTTGAGGTTGCGGATACCCCGCCGCCATCAG